CACAGACATTCATGACAAATTTAACCGGCGGCTTGAGCAGTACAAGGGCGAGCCGCATTATCGGGCGATCAAGCTCGATATCCGGGCCGAGCATATCGATGAGGATGAGCGAACGGTTCAGGTTGCGTTCTCAAGCGAGACGCCGATCCGACGCTGGTTCGGGGATGAGATTCTCGGACACGGTGCGGACGAGATAGATCTATCAAGGTTTTTGGATGGTGCGGCGGTCCTGGTCAATCACGACACGGACAAGCATCACGGAATTATCGAGAGTGCGGTTGTCGAGGGTACGGTCGGCCGTGCCGTCATTCGTTTTGGAAACGGAGACCAGGCGTCAGAGACTTTCCAGAACATCATTGACGGTATCTGGCCGCACATATCTATCGGCTATTTCATTCACGAAATGCAACTCATCACTCAGAGCGACGATGGTCCGGACGTGTACCGGGTGTCACGTTGGGAACCGTTCGAGCTGAGTTCTGTTGCGATCCCGGCTGATACTTCGGTCGGCGTAGGACGGACAGTCGGGATTGATGATGCCGATTGTCGCGAGGGCTTTTCGCAAACGGATCTCGATCAAGCTGTGCGAAAAGCATTCAAGAGAATTGACGATCAACAAAAGGCTGATGATATGTCAAATGAAGTGAAGGAAACCGATGCGGAGCGATCTGCACGGTTGAAAAAGGAAGCGGACGCCCGGACAGCCGAAATTAAAGCGGCGACGGATTCCGCGACTGAAACGGCTCAAAAGGCGGAGAGAGACCGCGTCTCCGAGCTGTTGAAAACGGGCGAGCAATTCAACGCGCATGAGTTAGCTCGGAAGGCAATTGACGACGGTGAGGACATTCACGAATTGAATCGAAAGATTCTCGAACGTGGCGGCATCCCGGCAACGAAAGCCGAGGATCCGACGATCGGGTTGACGGCGGATGAGACGCGACAGTTCAGTTTCAACAAACTGATCATCGCACTGTCCGATGTCAACGATCGGCAAGCGCAAGAGGCGGCGGCGTTCGAGCTGGAATGCTCGCGAGCGGCGGCGAAGGTTTGCAAGAAAGACGTTCGCGGAGCGCTGGTTCCGTATGATGTCTTGATTGCACAACGCGCTATGGTCGGTCGGCGCGATATGGTTGTCGGTGATCCGGCGGCCGGTGGCGATCTGGTGGCGACGGATCTACTCTCGACGTCGTTTATCGAAACGCTCGAAAACGTTGTCGCTCTGGTTCAATGCGGCGTCACAATGTTGCCAGGTCTGAACGGCAATATCGCGATCCCGCGTCAGACTGGCGGCGCTTCGCATTTCTGGCTGGCTGAGAGCGGCGCTCCGTCGGAATCAAATGCGACGTTTGATCAGGTCGCAATGACTCCGAAAACGGTCGGCGCATATACCGAGATCTCGCGGCGGTTGCTATTGCAATCATCGATCGGAGCGGAAGCGTTCACGATTCAAGAGCTGGCTTTGCGGCTGGCGCTGGCGATCGATTCGGCCGGGATCAATGGCTCGGGCGCTGGCAATGAGCCGACGGGGATCCTCAACGCGGCCGGAGTGGGCTCAGTCTCGCTCGGTTCGCCGGATGGTGGTGCGCCGACGTGGGATGGTGTTGTCGATCTTGAGACCGGCGTCGCGAATGCGAATGCGGCGCTCGGTGCGCTTTGCTATCTGACTAACACCAAGTTCCGAGGCAAGGCGAAAAAGACGTTCATCGATGCTGGATCCGGTGAGCGGATCTGGGACAGCCGAGCCGGTGATACTCCGCTGAATGGATATCGTGCCGTAATCTCGAACCAGGTTCCGAGTGACCTGGTCGAGGGTAGTTCCGGCGCGACGTTGTCGGCGGCGATCTTTGGAAATTTTGCGGATCTCATTATCGGTATGTGGGGCGGTCTGGATATCCAGGTTAATCCGTATTCCCTGGACACAACCGGCGCGATCCGCGTGACGGCTTTCCAGGACATCGACATCGCGCTCCGGCATCCGGAGAGTTTCTCAGCAATTCAAGACGCAATCACGGTCTGAGTATTGCTGACTTTGAAAACAGCGGCGGCTCTCGTTCGAGAGTCGCCGCTCAACCGGACACATGGTCTGATTGAGGGGCCGTTGTCCAATAAAGGAAAGGTAAACATGGGTAAGAAAGACAAAGACAAAGGGCCGGTCGAGTGTGTTGCGATCGATGCGTTTGTTCTCGGACCTGGCGAACGATGCGAGGCCGGCGAGATCTTGACGCTTGAGAGAAAGGACTTTCTGTCGCTCGCTGGAATGAAGCGGGTCCGCGTGGCCGACGATGCGGACAAAAAAGCTCGCAAGGCTGTTCTCGCGCAACGAAAGAAAGACTCCGAACCGGACTCCGAACCGGGGAAAAAAGGCAAGGATAACAAGTGAATCAAACTGATCTCGACGATCTCACGACTGAGCTGTTCGATGAGGATTTACCGAATGTCGTCTCCGCGCATTTCGCGGGGTGCGGCGATTCGTTCTCCGGATCCTTGTCGAGAGAACACGTCGAGACGAATGAGATCGTCGGGATCCGTTCTGTTTTCACAGCGCCGTCGGAGCGGTTCATCGGCTTGCACGTTGATGATCCGATCTGGATCGGCGACGAGCAATACTACGCACGAGTGATCGAGACACGCGGCGTCGCGACAACCGCTCTGATCCTGGGAAAATAAATGCCAGAACATAAAGCGATCACAGTTCTCGATAACCTGGTCGGCGTGTTGATGAATCTCGACACGACCGGGACTCGCGTCGAGCGTACTCGCGGCTATCCGAAAGCGGAGACGCCGGCGATCAGCGTTCGGCTTGCGGACCTGGATCCGATCAACGAGATCTCAAATGCGTTCATCGATTCAGCGCTGGTCGTTGAGACGCTCTATCACGTATCGGGATCTGACGACGATCTCGACAATCAAATTCTTGCAATTGACGCCGAGGTATGGGCGGCAATTATGGCGGACCGCACATTAAGCGGCGAGGCTATCGATACGGATCCGGAGCGGCTCACGCTGCAACCTGAATCCGACAAAGAAATCCCGACAGCGATCGGAGTGCGTCGCTGGCGGTTTCATATCCGACACTCAAGCATAAGCGCGGAGGCGTGATCATGACAAAGAAAGTTGAGCGGCCGGCATCAACGCCGACCAAAGAGCGCGAGGGCGTCAAGCGAATGACGATGCGACCGCGCAAAGGTGGATCGGTAACAAAGCCGAAAGGGGGCGATCATGCCAAAGTCAGTTAAACGCGAAATGATCTTGATCAAGATTGAAACGGTGCAAGGGACTGACGCTATCCCGACACCGGCGCTCGATGCGATCCTGGTCGAGGATATCGGCTGGTCATACGCTGGCGCTCGAATGGTCGAACGGAATCCAGTCAAGGGAACGCTCGGAAAGTTTCAGAGCATATTCGCCGGCACTCTCATGGAGATGTCTTTCAAGGCTGAGATCAAAGGTTCTGGCGTGTTGGGAACGCCGCCGGAGATCGGGCCAGCGCTTCGCGCTTGCGGTATCGGCGAGACGATTGTTCCGGTGACGTCGGTCGCATATTCGCCAGTGTCAAGCGACCATGAATCCGTGACGATCTATTATTTCGAGGATGGTGCGAGATACGACATACTCGGTTGCATGGGAAATCCGAGTATCAATCTTCCGGTCGGCGAGGTCGGAATGGTTGACTTCACGTTCACGGGACACGTTGTCGGGCCGACCGATGTTGCGATCCCGGCTGGCACGTTTGACGCTGTCGATCCGGCTGCGATTCTCGGCGGTTCATTCTCGGCGCTCGGATTCTCGGCGGTGATTAAATCTCTCAGCTTGGATCTCGGAAACGAGATCTCGACGCCGGAGGATTTCAACGCGGCCGACGGATACTCAAACGTGTTCATCGCGGACAGAGATCCGGCCGGGAGTTTCGATCCGGAGGCTCCGCTGTTGCTGGCGACGAAAGACTTTCACGACGAATGGAAAACGGGAGCGAACGGATCGATTGAAACGGGAACGATCGGGCCGGCGACAGAACGCTATGCGCTCACGATGCCGACATCATACATTCGCGAGATCGGTCCGGCTGATCGGGATGGCTTGCGAGCCTATGACATAGGGTACGGCACGACCGGCGATGATGCGGCGTTCGAGCTGTTTTTTGACTGATGGCAACCGAGGCACGGACGGGACTTGTCGCCGAGTGGTTCACGCCGGTTGATCAACGCGATGCCACGGAGGATCCCGACGCTCCGGAGAGCGAAACAAATCCGATCATCAAAGTTGAGCGGCCGACCAGGTACAAGCTGAAACCGCTCGATGGTTTGCAATTCATGGAAATCATGACGCATGGTGAGCATACGGATAAGGGGGAGTTTGTTCCGACTCATCTTGGCCGAGTGTTGACGTTGAGATATACGCTCAAGGATTGGGAAAATCTCGATCACAAAGGCAAGCGGGACAAGTTCTCGATCGGTGCGTTACACCATGCGCCAGGGCATCACTTGATTGAGTGCGCGAATCACATCATCGAGGTATCTGCACCAGGGAGCGACGACGCAAAAAACTCCGAATCGCAGTGACGGTAATACAGAATCGAAAGGACTTCGATTGCGACAAGTGTATTTGGGGCCGTCACTGCGATGAGTCTAATCCCGCGCCGTTCAATCAGTGGAAAATTCCCGGTAACAGAAATGCCGCCGTGATCGAGTCGAACGTGTGTCTCTTGCCGATGGTCACTAATCGAGCGCTTTTCTTTATTCGCTTGCACAAGCATTATCGCAATGGCGTTCTCTTTTCGGGATCCGGATTCATGGATCAACCGAATTTGTATCTTGAAATGATGGAGATCCTCGACGGAATCGATTAACGATGGCTGATTATAAATTCAGAATTGTTGGCAAAGACGCGACGAAAAAAGCGTTCGCATCGATCCGTGGTGGCTTGCGTGGTGTTCGTGGTGCGGTCAATTCAACGGGCGTCCGTATGGGTCTCATGGCCGGTGCTGCTGGCATGGGATTGATCATCAAGGCGTCTCTCGCGACGATCGACACGATGGCGAAATTGTCCGATCGGATGAACATCTCGACCGAGGATCTTGCCGCCTATCATCACCTGACGCAGCTCAACGGCGAATCGACCGACAATTTCGACAAGTCTCTTGAGAAAATGACACGCGGTGTCGGCGAGGCGGCTCGCGGACTCGGGACAAGCAAGATCGCTCTCGAACAATTGGGAATCAGTGTCGAGGATATTATCGACCTGGACGCCGGCAAGCAGTTCGAGATCATCGCCGAGGCGATCAGCAAGCAATCGAACCAGGCAACAAAGGCGAGTCTCTCGGCCGATATATTCGGACGCGCCGGCGTGAAGCTGCTCAACACGATCAACCAGGGGGCCGAGGGGATCGCACAGGCCAGGGACGAAGTCGAGGCATACGGGCTCTCATTGAGCCGTGTAGACGCTGCAAAGGTCGAGGACGCAAACGACCAGCTCTTGCGGGTCGGCCAGATCGCGAAGGGACTCGGCCAAAAACTGACGGTCCAGCTCGCGCCGTTTATCTCGGTGATCTCCGATAAGTTCATCGAGTCCGCGACCGAAGGCGATCGCATGGGAAAGGTGGTGACGGGCGCGATCGGTTTCATCGTCAAGACTGTTGGCGTGTTTCAAGACGGCTTGCGCGGGATCGATATTATCTGGACAGCTCTCAAGATCGGCGCACAATTGTTCGGCGCTGGCGTGTTGCTGGTTTTCAAATCGCTGATCACGGGCGCGATCAACGCCGGACAATCGATTATCAATTTCGTTCTCGCTCCGCTCCGATCGGGCATCGAGCTCGCGGCGAAATTCAGCGACACGGCGAAAGAGGCGCTCGCCGAATTGGATCGGTTG